CTGCCTCAGATGATCCAAACACAGAAAACAAGGAAGGGTCAGAAATGATCGATACTCCAGAAGTTGCCGCTGATACTGAGGTATCGGTCGAGGCAGCAGAAGTAAAGGCAGCAGCTCCAGTTGCTCAGCCTTTGACTTACGCACGACCACGTTCTCCAATCGTGGACAAAGCTACATACTTGGAACACTCAGTACGCGCTAAATTGGGCAACGAGGATTCTCGCCAATTCGTAGCGTTCGCTGATGACACCACAAGCAATAACGCTGGTTTGATTCCAACACGTCAGCTTACAGAGGTAATTAACCCTCTATCAAACGCTGATCGTCCAATGATCGAAGCAATCTCTCGTGGCGCATTACCTGATGCAGGTATGACTTTTGAGATTCCAAAGATCACAGTAGTACCAACTGTTGCTGATGTAAACGAAGCACAGCCAATTACCGAAACTGGTATGGAATCATCTTTCTTATCAGTAAGCGTAAACAAGTATGCAGGCGCACAGACTTTCTCAGTAGAATTACTAGATCGCTCAAACCCAGTATTCTTTACTGAGTTAGTACGTCAGATGGAGTTTGCTTATGCAAAAGCTACTGATGATTTTGTCGGTGACGAAATTGCTAACAATGGAACTCTTAACACAACTGCTACGACTGAGGACAAAGACGGACTATTAACTTTCGTGTCTAGCGCAGCAGCTGCAGTTTATGGCGCTTCACTTGGTTTTGCACGCAACTTAGTAGTAAGCCCTCAACAATGGGCTAGAATTATGAGCTACAATGACAGCGGACGTCCAATTTACACAGCTTCACAGCCACAAAACGCTGGTGGCGCGGTAGCACCAACAAGTATTCGCGGAAACGTATTAGGTCTTGATCTTTATGTTGATCGCAACTTTGGTGGCACAGGTGGCACAGGTCTAGGCGACTATTCAATGGTCGTAGTAAACCCAGACGCATACACCTGGTACGAGTCACCACGCGTACGTCTACAAACAAACGTAGCGCTAAACGGACAAATCGAAGTTAGCTACTATGGCTATGGCGCACTTGCAACCAAGATCGCTGCTGGCGCTAACTGGTTTAACAAGTCCTGATAAGTAACACAAACTAGATCGAGGGGTGGGCGTGTTCTCCCGAGCGCTCACCTCTCATTAAAGGAGTAGATATGCCTTCAATAATCACAGCCACCCAGCTGAGATCTGTTCTTGGCGTATCCTCATCACTTTACAACGACGCATATTTAGATCAAATAATTGATACAGCTGAGGCAGTTATTCTGCCTATGCTAGAAAAATATGCTTCCCCAATCGGGAGCACTAAACTTTTAGATAACAAAGCAATCTTTACTACTGTTGGCGAAAACCTATTTAGTGCTGGTCAATCGGTAGTTATTACAGGTTGTGGCTCACCTTACAATGGCACTCGCACGATCTTAGATGATGATAATTTAGGCGAGTATTCGTTTGCTGCTGCAATTACAAATGCCGATATTAACGAAGCAAACGTAATTCCAAGTGGTCTAGCCACCCTATCGGGAGCTTCTACTTATGTAGGCAACGACGCTATTGAGTCGGCAGTTTATGTTGTAAGCGTTGAAGTATTCCAATCACGCACCGCAGCAGGTGGGCAGATAGAGGGCGTGGACTTTGCACCAACTCCGTACCGTATGGGCAGAAGCCTCGTCAATCGTGTCCAGGCTCTACTTGCGCCGTTCATTGATGTCGAGTCGCTATGCCAATAAGTGCAACTCGTACTGCTCTAGAAACAGCTTTAAGCGGTATTGCCGCTAACGTTTACAATTCTGTACCTGAGTCTGTTATTCCACCGGCTATCGTTATCGTGCCGGACAGCCCGTACATAGAGTTTGAAACAATAAGCAAATCTGTTATTAGGTGCAAACTTAATTTTACTATTACCGTTGCAGTCGCTTATTACAGCAACGAAGCAGCCCTAGACAACCTAGAAACGCTGCTACTATCGGTCTTAGCAGCTCTGCCTGCTAATTATGTAGTTGGGGCAGTAGATCGCCCGTCAATTACGCAAGTCGGTGCGAGTGATTTACTCGTTGCTGATTTTAATGTATCAACCTACTACACAAACTAGGAACAAATATGGCAACAACAGTAATAACAGGCAGAGATGTGTCCTTCACTATTGGTGGAAACTCATACGACGCACAAGCAACAAACGCAGTATTAACTGGCACAACAGATCGTCAGACATACCAAACACTAGACGGCAAAGCATACAAGGTTGTGGATAACGACTTTATTTTTACCGTTGATATGTTGGCAGACTGGGGCGTAACTGGATCACTTTGCGAAGGTATCTGGAACGCAACAGAAAGTTCACCTGACTCTGGAATTAACGTAGCCTTCACAGCTGCAACTGGCGCTGCTTTCGCTTTCCAAATCCTACCTAACTGGCCAACAGCAGGTGGATCAGGAGTGGACGCACAGACTGTTAGCTACACCTTCCAGGTTATCGGCGTACCAGCAGAAACGTTTTAATTAACACAATCGGGAGAACAAATGAAACTAAATATCAAGATAACTACAAACGCAGGCGACCAGGCTACATACACAGCACAGCCGCCTGAGTGGCGCAAGTGGGAATTAGAGACTGGTCAAAAGATTAGCAAAGATCCTTCACTAGGTATTAGCGATCTTATGTTCTTGGCTTATCACGCTATGAAGCGCGAGAACCCAAACAAGGCAGCGCTGAGTTTAGATAATTGGTGTAACTTGGTTGCAGATATTGAGATAGAGGAAACAGCAGTAAACCCCACCCAAGCGGTAGCCTCAGCCGACTAATAGTCGAACTAGCTATCGCAACACAGATCCCTATGCAGTATTGGGATACAGCTGAGGATATTGCAACGGCACTAGAGATACTTAAGGAGCGAAATGGCGGACGTTAAAGTCGAATACGACAAAGCGGACATACGTCAAATCCTACGCTCGTTTAAGGCTATGGACGAGGAAGCAGTAGAGCAGTCTAAGAAGTTATCTGCTGAACTCGCTGAGTATGCTGCTGATCAAATTAAAGCTGCTGCTAGACGCAATAGCAAATACCCTAAAGGCTCAATTAAAATCGCTGACGGTGTTCGTATTGCCAAGTCAAGCAAGATCGGTGAGTTTAAGTATGGCTTTGCTAGTCAAAAATTAAGCGGTGGCGGTACTACTTTAGATATTCTTTACGGATTAGAGTTTGGATCAAAGCGCTATGCTCAATTCCCAGGCAGATCCCCAAACAGGGGTAGAGGTAATGCTGGCTACTTTATCTATTCAACCTTAAGAAAAGAACAGCCTGAACTTATTGAAAAGTGGGAAAAAGGCTTTAAACAGATTACGGATAAATACTAATGGCTGGCAATCGTACTCTTAAACTATCTATCCTTGCTGATACAGCAGATTTAGTTAAAGGCTTAAAAACAGCCGAAACTGAAACCCAATCTAGTAGCGGTCGTATTGGTAATGCCTTTGCAGCGGTTGGTAAAGCAGCTGCGGTTGCTGGTGCTGCGGTTGCAGCCTATGGGGTCAAATTAGCAGTAGATGGCGTTAAGGCTGCTATTGAGGACGAACAAGCCCAGGTCAAACTAGCCGGATCTTTACAGCGTGTTACTAAAGCTACTGATGATCAGATCGCAGCAGTTGAAAAGCAAATAACCGTAACTGCACTTGCGACAGGCGTTGCAGATGATGAACTACGCCCAGCCTTAGATCGTTTAACTAGATCCACTAAAAACATTGAGCAATCTCAAAAACTATTAAACTTAGCCCTAGACATTAGCCGAGGTAGCGGCAAGAGTTTGGAATCTGTTACTAATGCTTTATCTAAATCCTTTGAGGGTCAGAATACAGCTTTAGGTAAATTAGGTGTAGGTATCTCAGCTGCTCAGTTAAAGACTATGGACTTTGACGACATAACTAAGCAATTAGCTAATACCTTTGAGGGTGCTGCCGCTGACGCTGCTGAAACCTTTGCAGGCAAAACAGCTAGGTTACAAGTTGCCTTTGATGAAGCTAAAGAATCCGTAGGCGCTGCACTCTTGCCAATCTTGACTCGCCTGTTTGATTTTATCAACGAGTTTTTAGTACCAATCTTTGATCGTTTCCAAAACGATACGTCAGGCTTAGCCAAAACAATTAAAGACTTCTTAACACCTGTTCTAAATACTTTGCGGTCTGCTTATGAAAAGATCAGCACAGCAGTTAAACAAAACTCAGACGAATATCGTCCACTAATTGACCTGCTTAAATCTTTGGCTAGTTTCGTTAAAGGCACAGTAGCACCGATCTTAATTGACGTATTAGGTAAAGCCTTTACAGGCATTGTTAATACAGTCGTATTCTTAATTGACAAAATCGGCGATCTAATTCAATTATTCGCAAGACTTGGTACTGCAATCAAAAACTCACCATTAGGCAAATTAGGGGCTGGTATTGCTGACATATTCTCAGGTGGTAGCAAAGCAGGATTAAGTGTTAACACTTTAGAGGGTGGCGCTGGCGGTAGTTTCGTATCTAGATCTTTTACAGATCAGGTAGCAGAATCATTAGCCAAGCCGGTAGCGCACGTTCTACAACCTATTACAGACGAGTTTAAGCGGAACGTAATTGGTTTAGTGCCAGGAAATCCCAATGGCGTTAACAATGCTTGGATCGAATCTCTTAAAGACGCAGTAAGTTTTGTGGTTAATGAGGAAGGTGGCTTTGGCGTATTTAATGCTCAGGGTCAATTAACAGGCGGTGGTGGCCCTGGCAATATTGGCAGCATACCTGGATCAGTAACTATTAACGTAAATGCACCTAGCATTATTGACCAAGAAGGATTTACTAGAGCTATTGACAATGCTTTTAATTCATCAGCACAACGCGGTGGAACTTTTGACGGGCTATCAAGAGCAGTCGCGGTATGACAAGTTACAATAGCAATCCAAAAGCGTACATAAATGGTGTTGAGGTAACTAATTCAACATTAGAAAACGCAACTGCAACTCTTGGTCGTAATGAGATATTTAACCAGCCTAGACCTAGTTACGGTATTATTCAATTAGTTACTTACAATGGTGCAGCACCAACAATAGAATTAACCGACAAAATTGAAGTTAAATTACCTTTAGCCAATAATACTTATTTAACCATATTTACAGGTTGGGTTACTGATATTGTTACAGCAATAGAGGCTTATGGATCAGTCGGTAATACAGTTATTAGTACAATTACCGCAAGTGGTGGATCTCACAAAGCAGCAAGAGCTTTAGCTGGTACTACTGGTTATGCTCAAGAGTATGACGGCACAAGGATTGAAAACATACTTTACGACGCTTTAACTTACACTTGGCAAGATTATTTGCCTAATACAGCTTGGAACGTTCAAGATCCTACTTTAACTTGGGCAACTATTGACCCTTATGTTGGCACAATAGATCAACCTGGTAACTATGAATTGGCAGCCTATTCTAGCGGTACAACCAATGCATTAAGTTTGGCTCAACAAGCTGCATCTAGCGGTTTAGGATTTTTGCACGATCGTGGAGATGGACGTATTTATTACAATGACTCAGACAGCCGCATAAATTATGTAGGTGAGTTTGGTTTTTTACAATTACCAAAAAACATAATACTTGCCAGTAATTTACAGGCAACTGAAAGCATTAACGACATTATTAACCAGGTTAGTTTGACCTATGCAAGTGGCACAGAAACAGCGCAAGATAACGACTCAATTATTGACTATGGTATTGCAGCAGCTTCTATTAGTACGCAATTATTCCAACAAGCACAAGCCGCTGCTCAAGCAGCTAGTTATCTAGCATTACAAAAATTACCATACAAAAACGTAACAAGCGTAGCCATTGAATTATCTAATAGTGCTATGACCGATAGTTTGCGAAATAGTCTTATTGGAGTTTATCCTTCATTACCAGTAAGAATTGAGGATCTGCCAGTAGCCATATCAGCTACGGATTTTGACGGTTTTGTTGAGGGCTACACTTGGCGCTTAACAAGGACACAAGCCAGGTTAGACCTAATAGTGTCAAATCTCAGGTACAGTACGGAATCTCAACAATGGGAAGATGTGTATGTGGGAGATTTATGGAATACAATAGATGCCACAATAACGTGGCAGGAAGCGTGGGTAGTTTAGATGCCTAGTACCAGTAATTACGGTTGGCCAACCCCAGCCGATACAGCTCTAGTCCGAGACGGCGCGGACGCTATTCGTGATCTTGGCGATGCCATAGACACTACAGTTAAGGCCAATGCAGACGCGGCTATTAACAAAACTTTTATTGCTGCAAAGGGTGACTTAATTGCGGCAACAGCCAATGATACACCTGCAATTTTGTCAGTAGGTGCAGACGGTTTTGTTCTAACTGCAAGTGCCGCAGCTGCAACAGGTTTAGTTTGGCAAGCTGCCCAATCAGGCGGTGGTGGAGTAGGTAAATCTACTTACAATGAACAAATCTTTACAACTAGCGGAACATTCACACCGGCAACAGGTATCGTTTCAGTTGAAGTCGAAATGGCAGGTGGTGGTGGTGGCGGTGGTGGCTCATCAAGTACACCAGGAGACAGACGCGGCGGCGGTGGTGGTGGTGGTGGTGAGTATGTGCGAAAGTTTGTCACAGTAACACCCGCGGTTGGTGTCACGGTAACAATAGGTGCAGGTGGAACAGCTGGTACACCAGGAGTTTCAGGCGGCACAGGCGGCACGACTTCTTTTGGCGCATTAAATGCACTTGGTGGTGGCGGTGGCAGTTATGGCGCTCCTTCCGCAGGAATAGCAGGACTGAGTGGCGCTTGCGGTGGTGGTTCAGGTGGTTTAGCTAGTGGTTCAGTTTGGGCGAGCGGTGGCGGCGGCGGTGGTATGGCAAGTCCAGGAACTGACGCACTTTTAACTACTGCAAGTAGTGATTACAGACCAGGTGGTAGGGGCACAGTAGGTGGTGCTGGTGGTAAAGGCACAAATGCTAATGCTCAGGTTGGCGGTAATGGCGGCACAGGTATTAACGGTTATTGCGGTGGCGGTGGCGGGGGCGGTTCTAGTGCTAGTGGCAACGCTGGCGGTGCAGGTGCATCAGGGGGCGGTAATGGCAACCAAGCAGCTGCAGGCGATAACGGCACAGCTAATACAGGTGGTGGTGGTGGTGGTGGCGCTACAAACGGTACCACTTCATTTAACGGCGGCACAGGTGGTTCAGGAATAGTAATAGTAAGGTGGTTCTCATAATGCAATACGCAATAGTTAAAGATAACAAGGTTATTAATATTATTGTCGCCGATGAAACTTTTGCAGAAATTTATGCTTTGGAACATAAAGCAAAACATATTTTAGACAATAACTTAGAAAAGTCTGCACATTTGAACGGTGATTTGTTTGAAAATCATTTCCGGCCACCAATGCCAATTATTACTTATGAGGCAGACGGTGAAATTACATTCGACAAAAAAACTTGGAAATGGGTTTTACCAAATCCTAAGCCTGACATAACATCTGATGTACCCAGTACCTAACTACAAGATCAGCACACCATACAAACGCAAAGGCGAATTATGGAAACTGGGCTATCACACAGGCGTAGATTTTAAGGCGCCTGCTGGTACACCTGTCGTGGCAGCTCAGGCTGGTCGAGTATTGGAAGTTAGTCAGCGTGTCTCTTGGGGCGAGTCTTACGGATCAGCCATAGTAGTTATGCACAAAGATATGTCTAGGGCGATCTATGCACATTTAAGCAAAACTTTGGTACAAAAGGACGCTCAGATTAAAATGGGGCAATTAATTGGCAAGGTCGGCAATACTGGGAATAGCACAGGTAGCCACTTACACTTTGAAGTCAGAGCAGCTAATAACAAAGACGGGTTAGGGTACAAGTATGGAGATGACATTGACCCAACACCTTACCTGGCTGATGATGAAGTAACCCTCGGGCTAGATCGGATAGGAAAGGTACCTAATGCAAAAGGCGGAAAGTCCACAAAAGCAAATAGACAAGCTGCTGGCACAGATAGCAAACCTAGCGTGTGATGTACCTGCCGTAGCCACTAGCTATGTTTTAGTGGTCGAGTATTTTACCGAAACAGGCGAGTACTTCGTAGATACTCTAAGTAGCGATGAACAGCCAGTATGGCGCTTGCAAGGCTTAATGAATTATGCAATAGAAAACCTAACTACAGATTACGAGACAGAGGACATAGAACAAGATGACGAGTAAAGAAGGCAAGCAAATTGGGTTAGCATTAGGAGCGTTCCTAGCTGCCTGGACTGCTGCCAATTATGAATTAACCGCACAGGCAATACTTGGATCACTTGCAGCTGCAATAACCGGCCTGATAGCACCCCAAAAGAAGCCATAATGTTTATTGACGCTAACCTAATTTTGTCGTTTGCTGCGCTATTATTATCCTTAATGGCAATACTAGGTAGCATAGTTAGAAAATTGGCAAAGATTGAAGCCCAGGTATTACCCAATTCCGGATCTAGTATCAGCGACAAAGTTAATAGCATAGACAAGCGTTTAGCAGTCCTAGAGGCTCAACTTAATAAATGAAGCGCATACTGATCGTATCCGATCTGCAAATCCCCTATCACGATAAGAGGGCAGTTGCTAATCTGATCGACTTCGTTAAACGCTACAAACCTGATCAAGTAGTAACTATTGGTGATGAAATCGATATGCCTACTTTGTCGCGTTGGACGGCAAATCAAGCAGGTTCTTTTGCCGGAACTTTGGCTAAAGATCGTGACGAAACCGTAAAAATACTTGAAGCGCTTAAAGTTACAGACGTAATTAGATCAAACCATACTGATCGTTTATTTAAGACAATTGCATTACAGGCGCCTGGATTTTTAGGTTTGCCTGAATTAGAGCTACCAAACTTCCTACGCCTACCTGAGTTAGGGATTAAATATCATAAAAAGCCGTTTGAGTTAGCACCTGGTTGGGTAGCGCTCCACGGTGACGAAGGCAGCACAAACTCTACACCCGGCTTAACAGCCCTAGGATTGGCTAAGAGGCACGGAAAGAGTGTGGTGTGTGGTCACACCCATAGGCTAGGCGTAACGCACGTTACAGAGGCCTCAGGGGGCGTTCTAGGGCGTATCCTTACAGGCTTTGAGGTTGGCAACCTTATGAACTTTAGCAGCGCCCATTACCTAAAGGCTGGATCAGGTAACTGGCAGCAAGGCTTTGGCATACTCTACGTTGATAACAAATTGGTAACGCCGTCAATGATCCCTGTACATAAGAACGGATCGTTTGTGGTCGAGGGCAAAGTCTACGGAAACTAAAAACCCCTAAACGAGAGAGGTGTTTAGGGGTATCGCTTAGTTTGAGACGGCTGCGACACGCCAAATCATAGTGTTTGACTGACCACCTTGCAAGTGTCGGGCATAAGTGCTTAGATCTGTCTAGGCGGTAAATCGCCGCTACTAAGAGACGGAGTAGATATGCTAGAAGCACTACAACTAGCTTTATGGCTAGTGATCTTATTTATCTGGACTGGCACTTGGTTTGCATTAGGCAAATTAAAAGGTCAGATAGAAGCTGAGAAGTATCAGCAATTACTAGGCGACATAAGCCGAGAGAAGCAAGCGCACAGCAAGGTTATTTATGATTGGGCTCGTTATGGGCTTTAATCTTGATAGTTACGAAACAGTTGCAGAGCGCTTAGACGCAGCTCACAAAGAATACCTAAACCTTCGTGTGGTTACTTCCCTGATCCATATTGAACGCAACAAAGAAGGTATGCCAATCCAGTATGTCTGCAAGGCAGAGATATGGATAGGTGATCTGCTAAAAGCAACTGGTTGGGCTGAGGAAATTGTCGGGAGCAGTCCAGTTAATCGCACAGCTGCACTAGAGAACTGCGAAACATCAGCAGTAGGTAGAGCTTTAGCCAATATGGGATACCAAGGTAGCGATCCAAAGAAAACACGCCCAAGTCGTACTGAAATGGCAAAAGTAGTGCATATGGTCAAGCCCGAAGTACAGGCAGTTAAAGACGCTAATCCGCTTAACTGGGGTAATGACATACCGTTACCACCTGAGCCACTAGATGATCCGTTTGGCGATTGGAATACTTGGACACCCTCAGATAATCCGCCTAAACCTAAAGCGGTAATTAACTCAACTAATATGCCAGCAACACCTAAGCAACTAGGGTTTATTCGCAAACTATGTTCAGAAAAGCAATTAGACGCATATGAGTATGCAACGGAACAACTGGGCTACAAAGTAGAAAGCCTCAACCAATTATCCCGGGCTAATGCTTCACAACTGATCGAGAGCCTTAAATGAGTTTAGAGGGTATGCCGCTTATGTACACGCTACCTAATGAGTTTGCTGACGCTAATGAGTGTCCAGCGTGCGTTGGTATGGGCTATTGGCTCAAGTTTGACAATGACAATGGCGAGATTAAAGAAACCAAAGAAACCTGTGATCGTTGCTTAGGTAATGGTCTATTTAGACAAGAAATGAGAGAGAGTGATGATGACAATAAGTGAAAAGCTAGATTCAATGGAGTCAATAATAGCTACAATGATCGAAATGCAACAGCAACAGCTAAACGCATTATTGGTTATGAAACAGGCGTTGAAAGAGGTGGCTTGTGACTATTACGCCCAATGAACCAATAGAAATAATCCCTAGTCGTCCATATTATGACGATTGGAGTGATGATGATACAGACTGAATACGACCTATTTAACTACCTAAGAAACATAGTCCCTGATCTAACAGCCAGCCCTAATCCTTATTCAGTCTATGATTGCTGGTCTAAACGCTTTAATATGTACGTTGAACTTAAATGCAGGCGCACCCATTACGACAAACTGCTAATCGAATATTCTAAATATCAAAGATTAGTAACTACTGCCTTTCTAGGCAGATATGTGCCATACTATGTATGCTCAACACCAAACGGAGTATTTGCCTTTAATCTAATTAACCATAGCCCTGAGTGGGTGTCTGAGCTTATGCCAGCAACTACCTTTGGCAACCAAACTAAGATACCTAAAATGATTGGCTACCTACATACTAGCGAGGCTGAAAAGATATGGGAACTTCCGATTTTAAAATAAGTAGATGTGTATGCGGTGCGTGGCGACACGCGAACAAACCTTGCTTAACTTGCTTAAACTTGACAAAGCATTACACTTCGCAGGCAGCGTTAGCGGCTCCACTAGCCAGGCAAAGCGTCCCGAAGGGCGCTCTATTGCCTAAGCAGAATTAAACGGTTGTACTTATGCTTGTGGATATGTTGATAACTATTGCTCTTTACTCACAAAAGCCTAGTATTGAACAACCCTTACCTGTGGATAAACGCATAGAACGGTATGTAAGTAGAAGCTATGATCGTACTAATGCCAATTGCGCTTTACGTATCGCATACAAAGAATCAAGATTTAACCAATTCGCTTTATCTAGGGACAAGCAATACTGGGGCGTATTCCAACTGGGTC